TAGCGCAAATCAAACAAAGAGCCAAGGGGGTGCGCATGGCATTCACCGGCAATATCGATGATCGAAAATAATTTTATGAGCCCCACCCGGCCAATGGGTTGGGGGCACCGGGACACAAAAGGCGTGCCGGCGCGGCGTTTGGTTTTGCCGCCCGGTTTGGGGCTTTCCATGGCCCCAATAAACTCCGACTCCTTGGCGGCGCCTTGTTCCTTTCATGCCCCAACCCTTTTCATACCCCCGGCCGGCGTGGGGCTCACCAATTTCAACCACGGGCGTGCCACCGTTTTTTGCGGCGGCCATGGTTAAAAATGACACCCCCCTCACCCTTGGCAGTTTGTTTGCCGGCATTGGCGGGTTTGACTTGGGCTTTGAGCGTGCCGGGTTTCGCACCCTTTGGGCGTGTGAGTTCGACGCAAAGTGTCGCCAGGTGCTCGCCAAGAAATTCCCCGAGGCCAAGCAGCACGATGATGTGGCCACATTTGTGCCCGACAATTTTGAGTGCCCCACCGCCATCACCTTTGGCAGCCCATGCCAAGACTTGAGCATTGCAGGAAAACGCGCCGGCCTCGATGGATCGCGCTCGGTTTTGTTTTATGAAGCAACAAGAATTATTCGCGGACATGTCGCCCGAGGATTACGCTTTGCGGTGTGGGAAAATGTTCCGGGGGCTCTCTCATCAAACGGAGGAGGAGATTTTGCGATGGTCTTGCGGGAGTTGGCAAAATGCGGGGCGGTGGATATCTGCTGGAGAATTCTGGATGCTCAATGGTTCGGAGTGGCCCAAAGACGGCGCCGCCTGTTTGTTGTCGCAGATTTTAGAGAAAAAGGCGCCGGGCAAGTATTATCTTTCGCCGAAAGCGTGCAAGGGCATCCTCCGCCGCGCAGAGAAAAGGGGGAGGGTGTTGCCGGCGATGTTGCTGGCAGCGTTAGAGGCAAGAGCCGCCACGGCCTAGACTCTCGCGGGGCATATATTCCCGAAAACACCACCCCCACGCTAACCCCCGCCTATGGCACAAAATGGGGGCTTGATAATCAGCACATCGATCAAGGCATGGGGTTGTTTGTTCCCGAGGTTTGCGGCCCGTTGACCGATGGGGCGCACCATGGTGGCGGGATGAATGGGCAAGATGCATACAGCGGGAGGATTTTTGCCGTCCATACCCGACAAGACCCCATCACGGCAAAAGACCACACGCCCCCGCTCGATAATTCCCAGCCGCAAGGCGTGGCGGTTACTGAGGGCATCACCGTGCGGCGCTTAACCCCCCGCGAGTGTGAGCGCCTTCAAGGTTTCCCCGATGATTGGACAAAAGGCCACGCCGATGGCCCACGCTATCGGATGCTCGGCAATGCCGTGACCGTGACCGTGGCCGAGTGGATTGGCAGAGGTGCGGCAAAAGCCTTGGAGGGGTGCCAATGACCGAGCACCGGCTTTTCGATCTTCATGGGGCCATTGATTTTGATTGGGATGCCATCGATCCATTTCCTGACCCCGACGACGTTGCCACCGCAATTGTGGCCGAGGTTCTTTCTTTTGTCTTTGCTTTTGTTTTTGCCGGCACCGCCACCACCGCAACGGCCTTTCGCCGCTTTGTCGCTGTCGCCTATATCGTGCGCCCCGATCTCCTGCAAAACCGATCGCAAGCCCGCCTTGCCCATGAGCTCAAGGTGACCAAGAGCGAGGTGGCCCGGCATGTGGCCGCCGTGCGCGATGAGTTGGGAGTCAGCGGCGCCAAGCTTTTGCCGGTGGCCATGCGCCTCAAGATCAAGGCCGGGCAGTTGCGGGCACGCCAAGAAAAATTGCGCCCCCCACTCCGTGCCAAGAAAAAACCCAGCCGCCCCCAGCGGGCGAGGAGAGCGCCGAAAAAATGAGGGGGAGGTGGCAACCTGGCGACGCTGCCATGGCGATCGGTATTTTTGTTTTGGTTTTCGCTGCCCTTGTGGCCGGCACCGAGCACGCCGACCAAATGCGCGGCGTGATCGGTGCGTGGATCGCGGTGGTGGGGGTCGTGGTGCTCGGGCTCGCGTCGGCGCGGTTTCTCGTTTTGGTTTTGAGTTGTTTGGTTTTGGTTGGTTGATTGGTTGATTGGTTGATTGTTTGATTGTTTGTTTGTTTTGGTTGTTTTGTTTGTTTGTTTGTTTTGTTTGTTTGTTTTGTTTGTTTGTTTTGTTTTTTTAATTTGTTTGTTTTGTTTGTTTGTTTGTTTGTTTTGGTTGGTTGTTTGTTTTGTTTTTTTATTTTGTTTGTTTTGATTGGTTGTTTGTTTTGTTTTGTTTGTTTTGATTGGTTGGTTGTTTTGTTTTGTTTTTTTTAATTTTGTTTTGTTTTTTTTAAATTTGTTTGTTTTTTTAAATATCCCCCCGTTTAAGGTACTCCCTTTTCTTTCTTTTTCTGAGGGGAGCGGCCGCGACTCAAAACTTATGGGCATACGGCCCACAATGGGCATTTGCCCTGTTTTGAGTATTTTTTGGGAAAATGCCCGAAAATCACGTTGTTTAGATTTATCGTGAAAAATGCCAGAAATGGGCTTTTTTTACCGTTACAAGAGTGATGCCAAAAAAAGAGAAACAACCGGCGAAACCGGCGAAACCTAGCAAGAGTGAAAAGAAAAGGCTTCCGCCGCGTGAGGCGCTGGCCAAGGCGTTGCACATCGGCGTGCGCACAATCGCCCATTTGCGCAAGCAGGGAGCGCCGGCCGGCAATGACCTTGAGGCGTGGCGCAAATTCCTTGAGTTGCGAGCAACGGCCAACCTCACCGGCTTGAATGATGTAACGGCCGAGCATTTGCCGGCCGAGATTCAAAAACTCCGTGCGCGGCTCTTGGCGGCCCAAACCGGCAAAGAGGAGGCAATCCGCAAGTTGCGCGAGCTTGAATTGCGGCAAAGGTCTGAAAACTTGGTTCCCATGGCCGAGGCCAAGGATGCGGTCAAGCGCGTGCTCGCTCCCCTGGCGGGCTTGCTTGAATCCATGCCCAAGGCGGTGGCGCTCCAAGCCAACCCAACCGACCCGTTGCTTGCCGAGGAGGCGGTGCGTGCCGGGCTCGATAAGGTTTTCACCATGATGGGCGAGGAGCTTGAGAAATAAGGCAAAAATTAACCAGCAAAACAACCAACAAGAAAAGCGCAACGAGCCCCAATTTTAGGGTGGTTTTGGCCCGAGCCTTGGGGCGCCTAACCACCAAAGCAACCAACGAGTAACCAACAAGCAACCAACGAGTAACCAACAAGCAACCAACAAGCAACCAACAAGCAACCACCTCTCAACTTGAAAACCCTTGACCAAATTAAAATGCTAACGCTGGCGCTCGATAATGCTGTTGATAGGATTGCCGCCCTTGAAAAAAAGCGGCGAGCCGGCCGCAACACAATCGTGCGCGCCTATGCCTTTGAGGCCGCACACGCCTTGACCCATTTGCCGCCCGCGCACAAATGCCACGCCCTCCACGGGCACTCCTATGCGGTTGAGGTGGCAGTCACCGCCGAGCTTGGCGGGGGGGGTATGGTAATGGATTTTGCCGACCTTGACGCGGTTTTGTTGCCAATCATCGAGCGCCTCGACCATTCAAACCTCAATGACCAATTTGATTTTTTCACCACGAGCGAAAACTTGGCGCGGTGGCTATTTTTCGAGGCGAGCAAGTCAACGGTGTCGAGCGTTGGGATTGACTGGGTGAGCGTATCGGAGACACGGCGCAGCAAGGCAATTTATGCTCGTAATGTTGGGTAATCATTCCAGCCCCCTTTTCCATTATTGGGCGGGACGTTTCCCGGGGCGCGTTGGGTGGTTAATTGGCCCCAGCGCTGAGTCAAAAACCAAGTTGCGCCCATGGGTTCCGTTTGCTTGCGATAATGACGCCTTTGCCGCATGGCAAAATGGCACCCCGTGGAATGAGGGTTTGTATTTTAAGTTTTTAGATTGGGTGGCAACCCAAGCACAAGAGCCCATGTGGGTTGCGGTTCCCGATGTGGTTACAGATCGCGAGGCCACCCTTGAGAATTGGGGAAAGTATGCGCCGAGGTGTCGGGCCTATGGTTACCCGTTGGCCTTTGTTATGCAAGACGGCATGGCCGCCGACGATGTTCCTCCCGATGCGGACTTGATTTTTGTGGGTGGATCGTATCGGTGGAAATGGCGCAACCTTGAGTGGATTTGCCGCACCTTTTCCCGCGTCCATGTGGGGCGCGTCAACACCTTGGGAAAGCTCAGGCGATCCCATGAGCTTGGCGTTGAGTCGGTTGATGGCACGGGATGGTTTCGGCGGCCGGAGGCCGATTTTCGTAAACTTGAGCTTTTCTTGAGCGGCGCACCCGACCCGCAACTTTTTTTGGATTTATGAAAACCCTTGACCAATACGCCCTCAACTTTTTCCGCGTAAAGCCCAAGATGACGGTGCTTGAGTGGGCCGAGAAATCGGTTGAATTGTCCGGGCGCATCACCGAGCAACCCGGCCCCTACTCCACCCGGCTGCACCCCTACGTTCGCGAGGTTCTCAACTGCATGAGTGACCCCACCATCAAAAAAATCTCGCTTTGTTGGGGCTCACAAACCGCCAAAACTACCTCGTTTTACGTCATGCTCGGCTGGGTGGTGGATCAATCGCCCAAACCCATCTTGTGGGTATTTCCTAACATGTTGCTTTGTAAGGCGTTTTCTTCTGAGAGGTGGTTGCCCTTCTGTCGGGAATCAAAAGCCCTTGTGCGGCATATACCGCTCTTTAATGATGGCACCATTGATCTTGACCGATTCACTTTGCAAAAGCAGGAATTCAGCCGGTGCACCATGAACCTTGCCGGCGCCGGTTCATCGGCCAACGTGCGCTCGTTCCCCATCTCGGTGCTTGTGCTTGATGAAATTGATGTTATCGATGAGGGCACCCGGCGCGAGTGTCTCGACCGCATCAAGGGCAAGACCGACTACAAGATTCTGCAAAGCTCAACCCCGATCAACGAGCAAGGCGGCATTTGGCAGGAATTCCTTGAGGGCGACCGACGCCGCTACTTCATGCCCTGCCCGCATTGCAATGAGCGGTTTTTCTTTCGCTGGAAAAACGACGAGGGCAAGCGCAACATTCAATTTGACGAGGCGGCGGTGCTCGATGATGGCACCCACAACCTCACCTTGGTGGCCAAGTCGAGTCGCTACATTTGCGAGGCGTGCGGCGAGGCCATCACCGATGCGCAGAAATCCAAGATGCTCCGAGCCGGTGAATGGGCGCCAACCTCAAGCTCGGCCGAGGAGGGCGTGCGGTCGTATCAACTCAACTCGATATATTCCCCGATCCTCACTTTTGGCCGCATCATGGTGGAATTCTTAAAGAGCAAGGCGACCGTTGACGGGTTCCGCAACTTTGTGAATGGGTGGCTTGCCGAGCCATGGCGCCCCGATATTGGCTTGGTTGACCCCCAGCAATTCAGGGGAATTGAGCGCGATTACCAGCGCGGCGAGATCAAAGGAGAATACCGCATCCTTGCGGTTGACGTTCAACGAAACCATTTTGTTTGGGTGGTGCGCGGCTTTGATGCCGACGGTCAATCCTACTTAATCGACAACGGCAACGCGCCGGCCTTTGCCGATTTTGCGGCCCTTATTGACCGCTATGAGATCGCGTATGGCGTGATTGATACCGGCTACCGCACTCAGGAAATTTACGAGGAAATCTATACGCACCGCCCCTTTTGGTTTGGGGCCAAGGGTTGGGATCGGATGCAAACGCCTTTTCGCATGACCAAGCTTGACCCGTTCGCAGTCAATCAAGTGGCGGCCAAGAAAGTTGGTAAGCGCCACATCAACTTGCTGCATGTGAACAAGCAGACATGGCAAGAGGAGTTGCTAGCCAAGCGCAATGGTGCCGCCGGGGATTGGTGGGTATATTCGGCAATCGATGCTGAATATTGCCGGCAAATGCTGGCCACCAACTTGGTTGAGAAGGTCAGCAAGGCCGGCCGCGTCAAGCGCGAGTGGGTGGTTGAGGGCCACCGCCAAGATCATTATTGGGATTGTGAAACCTATTGCCTCGCCCTGGCGCGGTGCTTTGGGTTGGGCGGTGCGATCATGCGCGGCGCGGCGCCGTCAAAAGCCCACTCAACCAAGCCCAAGAAAAAGGGTGGCAAGACGCCCAAGCCATCGCCGCCCTCAAGCTTTTGGGACTGAGGCCGACTGAACGATTGGGCCTTTGGTGTATGGCCGCCGCAAAAAAGCCCCGCAAAAAAACTTTTCTCCAACAAGTAAAAGCGAAAGGCGGCGCTGGCGCATGGACGTTAGACACCGCGGAATTCAACAAGATGCTTGTGCAATTACAGGATCAATTCAAGCCCCCGCTCACAGCAATTGAAGTAATGAATTCGGAAGCTCTGAGCATTTTGCAAGGAGCGGCGAGGAAAACAAAGCGCACAAACATCAACAAAATCAAGGCCCGATACAATCCCTCAAACGCAAAATTTATTCCTTTTGTGCGACTTAACGGCAAGCTTGTGAGCACCCGCGTGTTGAAGGCCGGGGCCGGGCGGGATAAGGTGTCGGGTCGATTCATCAAGGCTCAAGATTTAAGCTCGCACAATTCTCGCGTCAAGAAACGGCTCGATTTCTACAAGAAACGCGCCTTCGATCGCGTCGGGTTAAGCAAGGCGATCTTTTATGCAACGGCCAAGGACTCCCTCAAGCTGCCCGGATACGGAAGGAATTGGGGGGCAGATTCAAAATACATCAAAAAAGCTTACTTGGTGCAAAAGAGGGCTGGCAAAGGCCGGGGCGCCCCCGCAGCAAGGGGTAAGGGGCCAAAGCACGGGGGGGCGTCAAAGGCGTGGCAGCAATCCCAAACGGGGTCAGCAAAACAAGAGCCCGAGGGCTACCTTATCAAATTTCAGATTGAAACAGCAAACACGCTCAACCCCTTCACAAAAGGCGTGGCGGCCGCGCAATCGGCCATCAACGGGCGCGTGGGTTTATTCAGAAAAGGAATGAAAAAAGGCTTTTTTGATGACCTGAAATTTGTTGCCAAAAACTACCCCAACGTGCGCGTTTCCTGACACCCGACTGAACGATTGCCCCAATGGTGAATGGCGGCAAATGTCTCAATCGCGGACTTGACTACAATGCGTGACAATCTGGTCACGGCATACACTACCATTTCAACCTCACCAACGGCCACATATACCCTCGGCGATCGCACTTTTGGGTACGAGTCGCGCCACTCCTTGCTCAAGGAAATACGAGATTTGACCCGCGAAATATTGGCCCGCGACACCACCACCAAGGTGATCGGCAACAACCGGATGGATTTTCGATCATGGAATTAAACGGCACAACCACCCGCACCCATGGATTGTGGGACAGAGCCAAGGCCGCTGGCCGCATCCTCCTTGGTTATGACGCGGTGAAGAATACCCGCAACCGCAAAAATCGGGGCATGATGCCTTTGCGTTCTGAGGAGATCGAGCTTCCGCAATATGATCGCGACCGGCTCATTTCAACCCTCATGGATTTCAAGCGCAACAACCCCGTTTGCAAGGCCATCTCTCGCTTGCGCAAAACCGATGTGGTGGGCAATGGCGTGTTGCCGCAACCGGCCACAAACGATGAGACTTTCAACGATGCGCTGGTCAATTTGTGGGGTGAATGGAGCGAATATCCCGAGGTGACCCACCAAATGAGCATGGCCGAGGTGCAAAAAGAGGTGGTCGATTCTACACTTTTCTTTGGTGACATTGGCTTGCTCCTCACCCGATCGGGCAAGCTTCAATTGATAGAAGGCTCGCGGATCGGCAACGCCAACTCGGTTGCGGTCTGGTCTGAATCTGACCCCAACAAACAAGGCGTGATTGTGAATGGCCTTGGGCGCCCCTTGCGCTACTTGGTTGGGAAGCGCGTCAACGGTTCGCTCACCGATGTTAGACCCATTCCCGCCCGGGATTTCATTTTGCACTTTAAGCGCATGAGGCCGGCCCAATGGCGCGGCGTCGCTGAGTTGGCGAGTTGCGTGAATGCGCTTCAAGATTTGGACGAATACGAAACCATTGAAATCATTTCTGCCAAGGTTTCGGCCAGCTTGTCGGCCGTGGTGAAAAAAGATAATGCGGCACAATTTGAGCTCATTGACCGAATGAACGAGAGCGAGCAAGACAGCGTTGGCCGCCTTGAACGCTTTGAGCCGGGCACGTTTCATTATCTGGAACCGGGCGAGGACATTTCCACCATTACCACTTCGGGGCGCCCCAACGTAGATGGAATTCAATTTTGCATGTACCACTTGCGAAAGGTGGGCTCGGCAATCGGCATCCCCGTTGAATTCATCCTTTCGACGATCGGCGAAACCTCCTTTTCCGCATCGCAAGGGTTGGTGCTTCAATATCAATCCGCACTTGAGGAGGAGCAACGCAACTTGGCCAACACCCTGAACAGGATTTACAAGTGGAAAGTCAAGCGGTGGATCGCCGAGGGAATAATTTCGCCGCCGACTGGCGCCAACCCTTTTGCGGTGCGCTGGCAAACGCCAGGGTTTCGGTGGATTAACCGCGTGGCCCAAGCAAAGTCGGATTTATCCTATTTGCAAGCCGGGGCCATGTCTCTTGACGACATCTCGACGCAATTTGGTTACACAGCCGAAAGCGCCCTTACCCGGAAAGCTCAAAACATCAAGCAAGCCGCCGAGATCGCGGAAAAATTCGGCATCCCGGGCGGGTGGAAAGAATTGTTCAACCCGTTCCCGGTTTTTGCCTCGGCTAATTTCACCGACCTTCTCGAACCCAATCAAGAACCCGTTGACCCGCAACTTGGGGGCAACGGCCAAGAATAAAACCCAAAAAATACCATGAGAAAAAAAGTCACCGACTACCTGACCAAGCCATCAAAAAAGCTTTACGACCAATTGACCACCATGGAGCAAAAATTTGTGGACGCACAAAAGGACGCGGACAAGAAAGACGCCACCAAGAAACCTTAACCATGGAAACCATATCCCTCGCCACCTCCCTCAACTCGGCCGGCCTTGCGCACGCCCGCAAGCTAATCAAGGCCGGCCGAGTCACCCAAACAGCAAGTTGGGATGGCCCCAGCCCCGAGGCCGAAAATTCCTATATCGAGCGAGAGGGCTGGGATGATTTCGGGGATTGGTTTCTTGGCCACAACACAGAGGCCAACGCCGAGACAAAAGGGCGTTACCGTTACCCCTTCACCGACAATTTTCGCACCGTTTCATTGAATGGATTGCGGGCGATCCGCACCCGATCGGCTCAAACCGGCGAGGAGGATATTTTCAACGCCGCTGGCGGCCTCATGGATTCGGCCCGGGCAAAGGTTGAGGCTCGATCGCTTCGGGCGTGGACATTTCAGGTGGGGCCACAAGGCGTCAACCGTGATGCCCGCGTCATCAATGACATTTCCATCATTAGCGTTGGCGAGGCGAAGGGGCACGGCATTCTAATCACGCAAAACACGTTGCGCGATGCGGCCACCAAGTTGCTTGACCGCAAGTTGCCCGCATACATCACGCATCGCAACGCCATGGGCGATCGGCTACTTGATGAGGTGGGTTTCTTCTCGGGCTTTTATCTCGATGGCGACCGAATCCGTGCGCGGGTATTTGAGGCATTTGAAAGCTTTGAGAAATTCCAAGCCGAGCGTTTTGAGCGCCTCTTTGAGATGGCCGAAAACATGCCCGACAATTTTGGCGTCTCCCTTGTTTTTGAGGGCAACCTTGTTTGGGAAACCAATTCGGGGCCGGTTGAATATGCGGGCATGAGCTCGCGCCCTGGCGATGCCCTCAATGAATTACCAAGCGTGCAAATGGTTGACATTCAGTCGGCCGATTTTGTCGACAACCCCGCCGCCAATGCGTCGCTTTTCTCTAATCCAGATTATGAAAAAAATAACCCAAACCCAATGAATACCGAAACACCAACCACCGATGTGATCGAGCTTGAGGGCAATGGCAGCGCCAGCGCCGAGCTTGAGAAACGACTGGCGGCCGAGGGCAACGGTGAGGCGTCCCCAAGCGGGGATGCGCAACCCGAGCCAGAGGCGCCCAAGAAAAAATCAAGAAAGAAAAAGCAACTTGATGCCGAGGCCGCACCCATTGAGGTGCTTGAGGATGCCGAGGCACCCGAGGCCAGCGCCGATCCGATCGAGCTTGCCTTTGCCGAGTACAAAACCCGAGTTGAGGAGCGTGACCGCATAATTGCGGACATGTCAACCGAGCTTACCAAGGCCCGCGCCGAGGTGGGCCGGCTCAATGAGTTAATCGCCGGCACCGATCCGGTCGAGGAGGATTGTGCGCCCGATGAAGCCCTTGAGGTTGATGCCGAGGCAACCAAGCAAGCCCTTGTATCTGAGTATCTCGAAACGCACGCCGGCGCCACTCGCGCCATTGCGCTCATTGAGGTTTACAAGGCCAACAAGAATCTTTTCAACCAACAAACCACAACCCCACAACTCAATTAAATCATGGGATCAACCACACATCAACTCAACAGCCGCACGTTTCAAGCAACGGCGGTTGCTCTCGGGGCTTACTCCCTCGTGACACTCGACTCAAGCGGCACAATTGCCGCAAGTGGCGACAATGCTACTGAGCAAATCATCGGCGTTACAACCGAGGACATCGCGGCAAGCGGTTATGGCAATGTGCAATTGTTAAACGCCGGCGGCACCATTGAGGTGCTCGCGGGGGGCAACACCATTGCCGTAGCAGATACCGTTTACATCGACGGCACCGGCAAGGTCGGCACCGACTCAAGCAACACCAAGATCGGCGTGGCGCTCCAAGCATCAAGCGCCGATGGCGATGTCATCGAGGTTATCCCACACCAAACATTCTTGGCCTAACCCATAACCAAAAATAAACTATGTCTTATTTCCCAAGTAGTTCGGCGAGCTTTTCGCCGGTAATTTCCGAGGTGGTCAATGCCGTTTCGGAACAACCCTTTGTGGGTGAACAAATCGCACCACCGCTTGCCGTAAATACCCGCAAGGGCTCCTACGTCAACGTGGCGGCAAACCAATTCAACAACGACCTCACCAAGCCCCGGGCGGCTGGCTCAAACTATGCCAGCACGATTTCGGAATATGGCTCGGCCACGTTCGAATGCATCGAGTATGGAGTCGAAAACCCACTCGATGACATAGAAATTGCTCAAGCAGAAACGGACGCGCAATTTGACATCACCGCCAGCGCGGCGATGCAGTTGCGCGATGCGTTGCGGATCGGCCACGAAATTCGGGTAGCCAACCTCTTGAGTGGCGCGAGCTTCACAAGCACGGCGGCAACCGCCGCCATGAGCGTTGTGGCCTCGGCCACGCCCATTAGCGACATCAACGCGGCCGTGATGCGCCTGAATGCCGATGGCATATTTGGGGGCATCAATGTTGTGATGGAATCGAGCTTGTATCAAGAAATGTTACAAACCGATGACATGCGCAACTTGATTAACGGCTCTGGCACGCTCGCATGGTCGCAAGATCAAGTCGCCCGCGTGTTGGGTGTTGATGGCATCATCCTTTGCAATACGCGCTACAACTCGGCGATGAAGGGCCAAACGGCCAGCACCTCAAAGATATGGCCAACCACCTCTTACTACGTCATTCAAGTGAAGGGTGGTCCATTGTCGGCCGGTGGCGCCGCACGCACGCTTGCATATACCGAGCGAGGCGGCATTTACATCTCTGAGACATTCCGCACCGAGCAACCACCCGCAAACGTGGTGCGCGTGCGCATGTCCACCGATGAAATCGTTGTCAACGCGAACGCCGGCGAGACGATCACCGGCGCATAATGCGCCGACCATCTTGCCGGTAAACCCGGCAAGTTTGTTGTCGTGACAAACGGCCGCCGCCCTTGGCTGACGAGGGCGGCGGCTAATCTTTGAAAATGGCCAGCATATCAACCGCCATCCTGAGCGCCGACATGGATCATGCGCTTGATGATTTCCCCGAGACGTTGACGGTGGTTCTCCCGACCGGCTCGGTGGGTGTCGAGTTTTCGGCGACCCGCCAAGCAATGGTCAATGCCTTTGTGATTGAGGAGAATGGGCGCGAGACACAAATAGATGTGCGCTTTTTCCTCAACGGCAACGGCGTCTCAACCATGCCAAGCAAGGGGTGGGTGCTCGATGACGGCACCACAGAATTCAAGGTGGAAACAATCACCAAGGACGCGGCCGGCGTGGGGTTTGGCCTTGAATGCTCGGCTCGCTACCAAGCTTGACCCATGGCCGCCACCGATCTTGACGACCTCCTTTCATTTGAGGCGCACTTTGAAAGCGCCGCCGCCACTTTCCTCAACACGGCCACCGGCTTGACCTGCACCCGCACGGCCAGCGAGGCCACGCTAACCTTGCCGCGCATTGAGGTGCGCCTTGACATGGGCGCCGCGATCGATCCCCCAGCGCCACGCAACGGGGGCGCCGCCCCCAATTCAATCGATTACCGGGCATTCAATGCGAGCTTCACGGCCGAGATTGTCACCGATAACGCGGTTGGCCAATCAGCCAACATGGCCACGCACCGCACCAAGGTGCGCGTCGCCATGATGCGATCGGCAGATAATTGGGATTCAACCACCCTCCCGTATTATGACATCAAGGATTTACGCGGCACAGGCGAGGAAATCATGGTCGATGAGGACTTGAATATTTCATCCCTGAATTATGCGGTAATTTTTGAGATTCGTGACGATGCGTGGCCCGCGTAAGGGCGCCCGACTGAACGATTGGCCCATTGGTGAACAAGGCGGTGCTTTCCGCCCATGAGTTGAAACAACCGACCCGCAAAAGCGGGGAAAAATCAAAGGCTTGAACAATGGCAATTACCTCAGACGGAACCCAAAGTTTTGGAATCCAAGACTCGCCGGTGACAATCAATTCCATTTCTTATGTTATGGAGAATGCAACTTTCACTTACGGATCAAACCGGGTGGATATAAACGACAGCAACGGCGAGCCTCTGGGCACCACGCTTGTCCCCAATCGCGTTGAGGGATCGGCAACCCTCCAATACTCGACCGACACCGCCGTTACCGCCCCCAACCCCTCGATCGGGCACGAGATGGTAACAAGCACCACCAACGCCCGCAACAATTCAACCTATGTTTTGACCGAGGTTGGCGATGCCCAAACTCAAGGGGATTATGCGAAATGCTCAATTTCGTTCTATGAAAAAATAAACTAGCGCGGCGATGCTTTCCCGCGCTGAATTGTGGGAGCAATACAAACCCAAGCTCGCCGAGGCCAAGGAGTTTGACCGGCTTGAGGGAACGCTTGTTTTCCTTGCCCAACCGGCCAAGATCGGTCGGTTTAGGATTGCGCCCTTGACTCTTGAGCGCCTCCTGTGGCTTGAGGCGATTGACAGCCCATTTGTTGGGGCCGACAAGGCGCCCGGACGCATGGACGTGCTCAACCTGCTTTGGGTAATGTCGCCATACTTCCGCCCTGGCGGATGGCGGCGGCGCGTTTTTGTCACCATCAACATAATCCTCAATTGGAAATGGTACGCGGTGGAAGTGGGTGAGCATTTCGCCGCGACAATGGAAATGCAATCAGCCAACCGGGCCGAGGCAGATGGGGGAGAGGCATCACCAATGTGGGTGGCTCAAACATTGGACGGGTTTTGTTCTCAATACCATTGGCCCATGCGTGAGGTGCTCACTCTGCCCCTTTTGCAAATGAGCGTTTTGGCCAAGGCCATGGGCGTGCGGCTTTCAGAGGGAAAGGATACGGTTGCCTTCGGGCGCCACGCGGATCGGGCCAAGGCCGATTACCTCAAGAAAGTGAGCAAGATTGACGCCGCCGAAAGGGCCAACGGGAAACCAAAACCATGGCAAATCTAAAAAATGTCATCACCGCCGTGCTTGGCCTTGATGCGTCGGGCATGAAGAAAGGCGCCAAGGATGCAGAGGGCGAACTGAGCAAACTAGGCAAGGCAACTCAAGCGGTTGGCAAGGCGGCCGCCGCCGCGTTTGCCGCCGCCGCCGCCGCCGTGGCCGCATTTGCCGCCGTATCGGTCAAGGAAATGATGGCATTCGATAAGGGCATGAAAGAGGTTTTCACGCTTTTGCCGGGCATCTCCAAGGGCGCCATGGGGGCAATGGAAAAAGACGCGCTCAAGCTTTCAAAAACCATGGGCTTTTTGCCAGAGGAGACGGTGCCAGCCCTTTACCAAGCATTGAGTGCGGGCGTTCCCAAGGGTAATGTTTTTGAATTCTTGGAGGTTGCCGGCAAGGCTGCCGTAGGCGGGGTGACATCTCTTGAGGTTGCCGTTGATGGTATCACCTCGGTGGTAAACGCTTACGGATTGGAAACGATCTCGGCCGAGGAGGCAAGCGATGCCATGTTCACAGCGGTCAAGCTAGGCAAAACCACCTTTGAAGAATTGTCATCATCGATTGCCGTGGCCACCCCGATAGCAAAAGCGGCCGGGGTCAGCTTCGATGATTTGGCCGCTATGGCGGCTGCCCTCACCGCCAATGGTGTGCCCACGGCCGAGGCCATGACCCAAATTCGCTCGGCTATCTTGGCGATGAACACCCCCACCGAAGCGGGCTTGATGAAAGCCAAGGCGCTGGGGATAAGCTTTAAAGACATGGCAGAGGGAATCAAAAAGCCGGGGGGCGTGTTGAAAGTATTCCAGATGTTGAGGGAAAAAACCGGCGGCAATATTGGCGACATGAAAACGCTTCTCGGTCGAGTTGAGGCGGTGAATGCAGTTATGGGATTGACCGAGGGTGGCGGGAAAAAACTTGGGCACGCAATTGAGGAAATGGGAAAAAAGGCGGGCGCGAGCGGGCAAGCGTTCGGGACAATGGAGCTCTCTTGGTCGAGAGCTTTTGACAAAATGAAAGCCCGGCTCAAGGTTTTCATGGTAGAATTTGGGCAAAAACTCACCCCCATTCTGAAAGCAATTGGCCCGATCATCGATGAGGTTTTCAAGATGATTGAGGAGTTGCCTTGGCATGAGTTCAGCGATGCCATTAGTGATCTCGGCGAACAAATAAAAATTGCATTTAGTGGCGAGGGAAAGACCGCAATCAAGGACTTGGTTGATCTTGGATTTCAATTTTTAATGTTATTGGTGAAAATGACCAAGGGCACGCTGGCCCTGTACAAAGGGCTTGCCGATGTGGGCGCCATTAAGTTTTTGATCGATATATTAAAGGATTTATTTGCCATCATGGAGGCAATCATTGATGGATGGACAAAAATTGGCAGGGGCTTGTCTTGGTTGGCGGGGAAGGTCACCGGCGAGGCTGTCGCTTATGGGGATGCGGTTGATTCCAAGATTGAGAAAATGCAGGAGCTTGATGCAAAGCAAAAGGAAATGGATCGGGAGAGTATCCGCCGCGAAAAAATGAAGAAAATGCGCGAGAGCAACGTGGCCCAAGTTGAGGCCGCCACCGCGATGTCATCAATCGAGGGGAAAAAGGAGTTGGCCAAATTTTTGCACTATCAGCTTGGAAGGAAAATTTCTGTCTCAGAAATGATGCAGCTATATGAGTCGGGCGAACTTTCCAAGATGGAGGGAATGCAGGGGCAATCGATGGCGATGGTTGCCAGCGCGTTGGGCAAGCTCAAGGAGGTAGAAAGCAAGGAGGAGAAAAGCCTTGAGGCCAAGGGCCGGGAGATGGTGACCAAGATGGGGCTCACGCCTGCGATGGTTTTGGCGCTTCAAAAAACCCATGCCGTGGCCGGGGCAACCAACTTGCCTGAACTTTACAAGATGCTTGGGCGCGGCACTTTCACGCTTGAGAAAATGCTTGAGAATTCGTTTGGCAAAAGCCAAGCGCAAAGGATAGTTGCCATGGGCGCCAAGTTTGCCGAGCAACAACAATTCCTCAAGGAGTTGCAAAGCAAATCGTTGGCCAAGCTTGCCGAGAGCCTCGGCATGTCTGAGAAAGAAATGATTGCCGAATATAACGCCGGCCGAATTGGTGGGCCGGCCCGGCAAATCATAAGCCGCAAGCTCAATGAGCGCCTCGAAATCGAGCGCAAGATAATGGGCACGTCGAAGGCTGAAATCGAGGCACAGAAAAAGCGCGAGGAGATGCTAAAATTGCGCAATGCCGAGGAAGCAAAAAGGGCACAGGAGGAGGGCGAAAAGCGTGCCGAGATGTGGGAGAAGATGACCGAGGAGCAACGGCAAGCCGCCGAAACCCGGCCCGGTGATTTTCAGAAAATCATTGATGAGCAAGTCGCCAGGACAAAGGGCGAGGGTGCCCAAGCGATGAAGGAGCAAACCGAGCAACAAGCCGCCGGCACCAAGGAAACCGTCAAGGAGGTTGGCGCCGTTGGCGAGGCAGTCAAGGAGGGGGCAACCGAGGTGGCGGCCGCCGTGGGCGAGGTTGTGTTTCCCGATTGCGTCGCGCTTTGCGATGAGACAATTGAAAGGCTGGGTGCATATTTTGTGAAGGAAAAGGGCGGCGGGAAAATCGGGCCAAAAGACCCGCTGCCGTTTATGTTCCCCGGCCAAACAGGGTGGGAAATCAAGGAGGGTTTCAAGATTCCTAAATTTAGGGGCGGCGCCGCCGTGGGCGGGGCCATCGCCTTGACGCACGAGGAGAAGATGGCCTTGGGGCTGATTAAAAAGGAGGAGGGCGCCAAAAGAGTTGGCCATCAATTTGCCCCGCCACTATCATCAAGCGAAATGGCAACAAACCTCAAGGCGGCATTCACCTCAATTCATAACATTGACCGAAACATTGCCGCCATCGAAAAGCGGTTGCGCGGCTGCATCACCAACCAGTAAACGCCATGGCAATCACCTTTGACGCCCCCTCAACGAATTGGCAAACCGAGACAATCACCACCACCGAGCCGCGTGTTGATTATCCGATCCCCCAAAATACCTCGGCCATTTTTTATGAGGTTGATGTGGTCATCAACGAGGGGGATTTTTTCCAAACTTCCCTTGATACGGTCATGGCATCAACCACGCTCGATGGGGGGATCACTTCGGCCACCACCACCGTTGCCGTTGATTCAACCTCTGGGTTTCCTCATGCGGGCAGTTTCAAGGTTGGTTCTGAGGAGGTGCCCTATACGGGAAGAACCGCAACAACCTTCACGGGTTGCACGGTGGTGGGCTCTCATTCAGACGGCGCAAATGTTTACTCGGTTGCCTATTTGGTTGAGGAGACATCACCGCGCAAGCTAGGCGGTGAAATGGTTGAGTTTACCCGGCGATACTCTACCGTGCCCAATTCTTGGTATGATTATAGTGAGGCGGTTTTTCAATTTCCCGGGTACTATGCGGTGCCGGCAGATACCAACTACCGCGCCCCCCAAAACCTAAACTCAACAATCAGAACCACCGCCGACTATGCGTTGACCACCGACCCTGAAACCGACTTGACGGTGGCCAACCAAATGTTTCGATCAATTGACAGTGGCGAGGCGGTGCTTGATAAGGTTGACGATTCAAGCACGCCAACATACTCGACCTATACCGGCTATGTCAGCGGCGGAACTTATATTTATGCCGCACAATCGACGCTTGAAAGATTTGCCGGCAATATCTGGGTGCGGTACGAGCACCAAACGGTTGCTCAATAAAGATGCCCCTCGTTCCAAAAGAGTCTATGTCCAGCGCCGCCGGCCGGCGCGGGAATAACCCGGCCGCTTCGCGCCTCGGGCAAGCCGTCGATTTTGTCATCAACGGGATTGCCTTTCCAAAGCTTCCGAGTTTCAAGAAAGGAACCTGCCCCACCCTGCTTGATGCGATCGAGGCGCAAAAAGTTAAGATGTTCATTGAGAACATTCTTTTCAATACAGCGGGCCGCGTGGTGACCGGCTCGCCCCAGCGCAACCGCGCCGAGTTGGTTTTTACCCCCGACGGGAATTTTGTTGAGCTTTGGTTGCAAACTGATTTGCGCTGGGACAGCGCACCCATGCTGTCGGCTGACCTCAACACAAATGGCAAGGTCATATATGCGCCGCAATTTGATTTATACCTAACGACAACTGTCGCGGGCACCGTTACAATCCAAAACACGGCGGGAGGGAGTGGGGTCTTGACCCTTGGGCGCGGTATGCCGGGAACCCGCAACCCCGGCACCCATCACGCCTCAAATTCATCCCCCGACGACACGACGTATTTTTGGCCAAACGATGGGAGCAACGGGCAGGTATTAACTACTGACGGCAACGGCAACCTTTCATGGGGAGCGGGCGGGAGCGGTGCCCCAACGGATGCAACCTATGTGGTAATGAGCGCAAGCGGCGACTTGAGCGCCGAGCGTGTCCTGACGGCGGGCTCGGGAATTAGCATAACCGACGGTGGCGCCAATTCAACGGTGACGATCGCAGCAACGGGCGGCGGCGGGGGGATGACATCTTTTGAGGTAGATGGTGACAGTGGGCCGGCCCAAACTATTGAAGATGGCAACACGCTTTTCATCCTTGGGGGAACCGATCTGGCAAGCGTTGCAAGCGCAACCGACACAATCACGCTCAACCATTCCGCCAGCGGTGTATCTGCGGCAACTTTTGGGGATGCGTCAAACGTCGCCCAAATTGCCGTAAATGCACAAGGGCATATCACAAGCGCGAGCGAGGTGGCGATTTCGGGCCTTATCACGCAGGGGGAGGCGTTAAATTCGGCAGGCTCGCAGATGGCCTTGATTACATGGGCAGATGCAACACCCGGACGGATAACATTAAAGCAGGGGAAAAACATCACTATGGCCGGAGCTTCCGGCATAATGGAAATTGGCAACACGCACACCACTTTTGGGATCATGGGCGAGCTTTCGGGGCCAATATATGTCGATTTTACGACCACAAGAGCAACGGTTCGCCTTACTGGCGGCACCCGATACACTGGCGTGCCTTCATTCATTACAACGGGTGGCCCCGTCAACAATACGGCAGGCAGCATCGATGTTGTAGATCAACCGATTTACATCTCATACAACGCCGCGATTGTTCCAAACGTCTCCGACGGCGCAGGTGGGTGGAATCAGATTTACGGCACGTCGGCGGATGCAAACCAATGGTTTATATACGCGGGCACAGGAATCACGGTAACGGGCGGTGGGGGTGCAGGGAATTCAATAAACATTTCCGCTGACAACAACGGCACCGTCACCTCAATTGAATGCGCCAACGACGGGACATTTATTGATCTCACAGGAGGCACAATCACATCCTCGGGAACCATCCGCGCTGATTTAAGCGCGACGGGCACCGCATCCTCCTCAACATTTTTAAGGGGCGACAATACATGGGCCGACCCCGGCGCGGCTGGCATGACCTCCTTTGATTTGGATGGCGACTCGGGAACCACCCAAACGGTTGAGGACGGCAACACCGTAACCCTGGCGGGAGGCAATGGACTCGATTCTGTGGCCAGCGCAACCGATACAGTCACCTTTGCGATTGATGACACGGTGGCACAGTCAATTGATATTTCAGCCGACGGCGGCACAGCATCGGGGGATGGCACAGTAAATTTTGATAATTTTGTTTCCGCAAATTCCGTGGGCCTTGTCGCGGGCGACAACGTGACAATCACGGGAAGCAATTCAGCCGGCACAGTAAAGATTGAAGCGGCAAGCGGCGGGGGGGGCGGCGGTGCCCCAACGGATGCGAGTTATGTAACGTTGGGAGTCAATGGGACGTTAACCAATGAGCGTGTCTTGACTGCGGGCACAGGCATTTCCCTCACCGACGGCGGCGCGGGGTCGACGGTGACAATTGCCGCGACGGGCGGCGGGGGAGGCGGCCCGGGGGCAACCGAGCTAACGTCTGGAACATCCCACACGGCGACCGCAACCGATGACCATATTTATTGGCTAAATCAAAGCGGACTGAGTGGCACTTTCACCCTCACCCTGCCCTCTGCCTCAAGCGTGGGCGGGGTCACGTATAGATTTTATGCATTGGAGGCTAATTGGGAAACGTTTAAGGTTGCCGCCGCCGGGTCGGATGTGATCTTTGATAATTACGATGAAATTAACAATGCCACGGGAGGATTGAGTGCGATTGAAACCGCATATACATGGATTTCAATTGAGATGACCAGCGACGGCGACGCGGCTTGGGTGTCCTCATCCTATCATGACGGTTACTGGTATTCCTCCTAATGAGCAAAGAGTTAGCAGAAAAGTTTTTGGATGGCGACGACAGTGTTGCCAGTAAAATCCCCCTCAAAGATTTCTTGTGGGCGGTGCGGCAAAACCCCAAGCGGGCAAGCAAGGAATACCGGCGCCGGGGAAAGGCTGGAAAGCTGACCAAAAGGAAGGGCCGCAAGCGGGCCAACTGAACGATTGACCCAATGGTGAGTATGGAGTTGGGCCAAATATTGCAAAGCGTGTTGACCATAGCGGTGGCGGTCTTTGGTTTCTTTTTCAAGAAACTATTTGACCAACTTGAGGAAGGCGCCCGGCGCATGACAAAAATGGAAAAGGAAATATCACGACAAAAACAGCAAGCCGATGACCTTGATGGCCGGCTTGATCGGATCGAGGCAAAGCTTGATCGGTTATTGGAGCGCGACTAATGGACACTCACACGGCAGCAACTTTTTTTATTGGCTTCACAATCGGCGCCGGCGTTATGTTTTCGGTGGTCGTCATTGGTTACCTCCTGAGAAAATTTGCCGCTTCGGCCGAGGCCGACGCATTGATTTACAACCTCACCGCACAATTGCGGGAGGATGTGAAACCCGAACCAAAGAAAAAAAATGTTAGACGAAAACCAAAAAAATAGCAGAGGCATCCGCACAAGCGAGTGGTGGCTAACCCTGGCGGCTTCATTGATCGGCTTGGCCGTGATGGCCGGGTGGATCAATCCCGAGGGCGTGAGCACCATTGACAAAATCAGCGGCATGGCCATGGCCGGCCTTGCGGCGCTGGGCTATCAAGTTAGCCGAGGCTTGGCCAAGGGATCAAAAAAGGATTAAATGCTCGCGGCCTTTTTCAAGGCATTGTTGGAAATCATCACCGAGTTGATAAAGGGTGAAGTCAAAAAAGACATCAAGGCCACCGACGCCGCCACTCCCCCTCAAACTTTGCGCGATCGTTTTCGCCGCAAGCTTGAGCGCCAGTTGCGCGACAAGTAAAGTGGTCTTTGTGGATACTTCACCCGACTCGGGGATGGTGCGCTTGGCTGACGACGTGCGCGGCCATGTGTTTTACTATTCCAAAGAAGGCGAGTGGATTCGATCCCGCAACAAGGTTACCTTGCCCGAGGGATGGTTTGCCGGCGGCATAAACCTCAACGATAATAACACGACAACCCCATGATTAGATCATTTATTCTCAAGCTCATAATGTATTTTGTGGT